TAGCGTAATGGCTAATTACACAGTAATTGTAACAATAACCGAGAGATATGAGTTCGAAGATGTCCTTAATAAGGATGAGGCTATCCAGATTGCTGAGGATTGCGTAAGCGATAACCTCCCAGACTTATCTAGAGATGCAATCATAACTTACAATGCAATACGTACCAATATACCAACAGTCGGTGATGCGACAGATGCGGGGATAGCAGGTGAGTGAACCAAGGTACCTAGAAGGGGATGACTTTGCCTTAAAAGGCTTTGAGTCCTGTGATGAATGCGACGAGACAGATGAGGAGTGTGAGTGCGATGAAGAAGACCCTGATATCTGGCATGACCAGCAGTTCGAGGACTGAGCAGGGGCTAGGCAATTGCTATGGGGATGACAACCCTGACGCATGGTTTCCTGATGTACCGCAAGGGGGGTTCTCTTTGAAGAAGCAGGAAATCCTTGGCGCCGAGACACGCAGGGCTATCGCTCTATGTAACTCATGCCCCAAGCAACAAGCCTGTCTCAACGAAGGTATGCAGGATGAAAACTTGGCGTATGGTATCTGGGGTGGTATGCTTGCAGGTCAACGCGTCATGCTTAGCATGAAGACATTCACCAAGTTAAGTGATGAAGGCAGAGCGCTGATAAGTTATAGGGCATTAAAGCCCTTGATTGGTAGGTAACATGCTAAAGAGGATATCATTACTGCTTGTCATAACAACTGCTGCTGCATTATATTCCTATCCGTTTAAACGGACAGAGGTAGAGAAAAAGATAACGCCTAGGGAATGGGTAGTAGCAGATAGCAAGGCGTATGCTCAAGATGTGATACTGGCTTGGGCAGATAACCAGTACCTATGCCTAGAGAAACTGTGGACTAAGGAGTCCAACTGGAGACCTGAGGCGTACAATAAGGTAAAGGTAATGGGCAAGAACGCTGGCGGCATACCGCAAGTATTGGGAATGTCAACACAAACTCCAGCACCGAAGCAGATAGACAGGGGCTTCAAGTACATTATGCACAGATATGGCACACCTTGCACGGCTTGGAAGCATCACCAGAAGAGAGGATGGTACTAGTGCCTACCTATGAATATAGGTGCGATGATTGCAGCACGTCAGAAGAGCACCATCGCAACATAGATGACAGAGATAATTCTCCGCCTTGTCAGTACTGTACGAGGGCAATGCGAAGAATAATTCTTGCTACACCAGTAAAGTTCAACGGTACTGGATTCTATTCAACTGGAGGGTAAATGACAGATGACGAGATGCAGGAACTATGCAACACCATTGTCGAAGGAGTACATCAATACTTTGAGACATACGACTGGGACAAGGCATTCAAGAGATATCTGGAGGGGCAATGAAGGATAGTAACTGGGACTTAGACCTTAGGGCTGGTCTAGCAGGAGAGAGTAAGATAGCAGACTTGCTCTCTCTAGACACCTTAGAGGTAAAGACCGATAGGCGATGGCATGAGACAGGTAACATTTATATAGAGACCGAGTGTTGGATACAAGCAAGCCAGTCTTGGGAACCTTCTGGTCTACGCACTACAAAGGCTACGCATTGGGCTTACGTCCTTGAGGACTGCGTAATCATAGTACCAACATACAGGTTGAAGGAAGCGATATGGGAGAACGCCCGACCTATAACTTGTGATATACCACCAAATCCTTCTAGGGGCTATCTGATAACTCCTGCTGGATTATTAGAGTATGCAAGACAAGCACACAACTTCGAGGTAGCAGAACAGCACAACAACTTCTTAAACGAGACCTATGGATAAGGAAACGCTAATCGGTTTCTTGTCCTTGTTCTTTGTCTTTGTTTTTGTTGGGTTCGTCTTGCCCAACCTCTTGTGCTTCGTCTTTATCTAACCAAGGTCGGAATCCGCCTAGGCGTGTAATCAGTCTTTTGATTGCACGCTTATGGCGCATTCTGGCAGCATCATCACTAGGTAATTCAAGTTCTTCCGCTATTGCTCCGTAAGTCAATGAGTTAGCGTGTTTCTTGTAAAGAATATTCTTGTCTTCTTCGCTTAACTTTATAAACCCAGCCTTAACTTCAGCCATCATAGCCATTAGATTGCCACCTTCAGCAGGTGCAGATGGCTTTCCTGGCATACCAAGATTCAACTTTGGTGCTTCAGTTACATCTCCAAGCAATACTGCTGGCAAGATAGCCTCAACAACAGCAGCATCGTAGAAGAACAAGTCTGACATCTCATAGCCAGCGGATTTAGCCTTCCATATCTGGCAATAGTCTAGCGCTTGATTGCGAAGCGAACGATACAATAAGTTCTGAGTAGACTTCTTACTAAACGCTTCCCACTCAGTTAATTTAATTGGATGCAACACAAACCATTCATAGAGCGACTGACGAATGTCTTCACGGTCGACCATTGAATACTTCTTATGATACTCATCTGCTACATGAGATACAATGTAATCCCAAGGTTCAATACGGTTCCAATCCATTACCACTTCCAGGTCTTACCTTCCACGGTGAATGAGTTGTTTACAATTGGTACGATTTGCGGTACGACTGTATTGCCATCTACGTGTAGAATACCAAAGCCTTGCTGCCATGTGAACAGACCTGCCTTGATATACTTAGCGTTCTTGTAATCCATGAGGTTGCCCAGTTCCATGCCCCATACGGTTCTAGGCTTACCACCACGATAGGTCTGTGTGTGGTGTGTGAGACCCATACGGTGTGTATGACCACATACTACTGACATACCGCTACGCTTGGCTAAACCAAGGGCTGTAGCCCCTGCTGTGGGCTGTACGTTACCTTCATCACCATGCATAAGCAACCAGCCAGGGGCTAGTTCATATGGGTCAGCGTGGTACTGTATCTCTAGTTCCTTTAACCCAAGAAAGTTCTCAAGTTGTAACTCTGGTAGCCCTAATAATCCTGGGGCTCTCATCATTACTGTGTTGAATAATCTATCTGTGTGGTTACTGCGCACCATGTGCTCAATGGTTAAGTCATATAGAACTTGACGAGTGAGGTCTCTATCCCGTCCGATAGAGCGCTCAAACTCTAGTTCAGTACCCTTACTCCACTTGCTAATAGTCTGCATATCCATTTCATCACCACAGGATACAACTGTATCTGGTTGGTACGCTTTGATAAATTTAGCCACAGCCTTTGTGGCTTCTACATCGTGGTACGGTACTTGAAGGTCAGAGATGCAAACTATAGTTTTCATGGTTTCTTTTTAACCGCTTTCTTTATAGGCCCAGTTTTTTTACGCGCAGTTTTTTTAACTGCCCGTCTTTTGTTTTCTTTAGCAACGTTTGCCGAATGAGACATTGCTTGCAGATTGCCACGTCCGTCTCGTCCTGCCCTTCCACCGTTATCTTTATGGTCAACGTCGGTGGTACGCGGTAGGGATTTTCCTGTTTCCTTCTCGTAATCAACCCGTGCCTTATTGCTTGAAGTAGTTTCAACACTTCCGTCTTTTCGCTTTCGCTTAAAAACGTAGATTGGTCGTCCGCCATTTTGCTTGCTCCCTTTGTAAGGTCCAAATATTTTCATTCGTTATCCCATTGTCCTCTCAGTACTAGCAACCCAATGATTGCATAGTTAGCCATATCTTTGAACGAGTCTTCCAAAGACTCATGCTCTGGGTCTACTTCGTTATCTATTAAGTTGTTAATACGAGCAAACTTATCCCACATACGTACACGCAATCCATTAAGCGGACCACCTGGACTTTGGGAAATATTTCTTGGGCCATAATCGTGATGCTTGCTGATAAGCAAGTCAGCCAACTCTTGAACTGTGTTGTCTACATGTTCATCTATTCTCATTCATTCTCCTCTAGTAGTTCTTCTAGTTCTTTATCTATGGCTGACATATGCTGATTAATAATTGCTTCTTGAACCAAGTCTTTCATTTTGATTACATCTGACTGTGCTGCATACAGCGTAGCGTACGTAATTTCCGTAACGCTTCGTATAATATCTGGCTTGTCTGCGTTATGATATAGTTCTTCCAACAAGGAGCCAAGCATCAACGCGTAACCGCTAGGCAGTTGGAAGATAGGCTCAAAGATTTCATCGTCATCTTCGGTAAGATGACTAACTGCTTCAAAGATATTATCAAATTCTGTACCACATACATTACATTTAGGAATTTCAATCAACGTTCAACCCCATTTTTTCTCTGATGAATTGTGCTCCGTGTTTAACGTAGATAGAGTTGACATCTTCTCCATCTCCGAATGATACTGTAGTCACGGGGAGTTCTCGGGAGAGACTCGCGGCAAACTCTCTTCCTGGGGCATCTCCGTCTGCAAAGACGAATACGCGCTCAAAGTCCGCGAGAAGTCTGGTGTAGTGCTTCTTCCAAGAATTCGCTCCAGGAACACCAATACAAGGTATTCCCACCAACTTCGACATAGTGAGAGCGTCAAGTTCCCCTTCGCAGATGCCAATCCAGTCGCCAGCATACTCAATGTCAAGTACGTTGTACATCCTGGTATCAACACCAACCATACCCATATACTTGGGTTCAACAGCAGGATTAAGAGAGCGAAAACGCAAATCAACAACACCAGTCTTCGTGATGTACGGAATGCTGAGCCGTCCAATGTACTGTTCATGTCCAGGTTCAGGCTCCTCTACTACGCCTAATCGCGCCTGACGCGCTACTTCCCGCGTTATTCCCCGACTTACTAGGTAATCTTCCGCCAGAGAGATGCTTCCCGCGTACTTGTGAGTTGCTCTCCCCAGTAATTCCTTCTGCGATAGACTTTGCTTCACGTATATCACACCCTTCTTTTTTTGCAATTATTTGAATGCTATTGCCTTGCATACCACACGCAAAGCAATTGAAAATGTTTTGCCTTGTATTGAAACTTGCGCTTGCGTGACTATCATTGTGGAAAGGACACTTGACGTTGACCTGTCCGCTTGTTCTGTTAATGTTGGCACCGTAGTGCTTGAGCACCGATACTATGTCTGGTAAATCATCCACCAAATACATCGCCCAACCTTAATACTAGATACGAATCTGCTATCGATTTTCCTCTGGCTTTGATGACGATTGCAGGAAGTACCAGTTCTTCTTTAAGCGCTCTTGCTTCCGCATAATTTTTTGCTTCTGTTTGAGCCTCTTTCGTCCAACCGCTGAGGTTAATAGCGTTGCCCGCGCCTGGGGCTTTGCACTCAAGGATACCGATACGTGCGTTAATGAAGTCTGAGCGGACGACAACGTCGCCCTCATCTTTGCTACCTCGTCGAGCAAGTCGTTCAGCGTCATATCCAAGTCCTCTAAAATAATCTTTGATGTCTGTTTCATATGTTGCTCCCCGAGCCTTATGGCTCTTTCTAGTTGTCATACGTTCTCTGGTATGTCGTCGACGTACATGTACTCTGGATTAAATGCTAGCCATGTCATGAGCGAGCCGTTGGCATCTGCTCTTCCATAGCGATTTTTGACTGATGCCACGCCCATTGATGTGCCAACTGTGCCGAGCGTACAAATGAGGGCAGGAAGTTGTGAGACCTTACCTTGGATTGCACTTCTTGGTTGACAAGGATTTCCAGGAACTGCCTCCGAAGTATGATGTAAAACCACAACTGCAGCGTTAGTCGCTCTCGCAAGGTACTTTAACTCCTTCATAATTGCTCTCATAGATGCGAATTCTTCGCCTCCATCTGTTGCAACATCCATGAGGTTGTCCAAGATAATGAGGTGTGGGCTACAGCCCCACAACTCCTCAAAGGCTTGGACTTCCTCATCGATGTCTTCTAACGTAGGAGATGATTCAAACGACCAGACTATGTGGCTTCCCTTTTGGAGGACTGCTTTAGTCCAACCAACATCAGTATTAAGTTTCTGTTCTACATCTGACTGACTCTTCCCTGAAATCATAGACGCTAATCTCATTGCCATTGTGTGCGCATTGGTATCCGCAGATACGTATAGTGTTGGCACGTTGGTCTTGAGAGCAAGTGCTAGGGCAAGCGTTGATTTTCCCGCCCCTGGAGCACCAGCAAACATTGAAACTTCTGAACGACGCATAATAATCTTGTTCGCTTCAAATGCTTTAAACGAACTAGGTAGGGGTTCCCCTCCGATAGAGGCTCGTCCTACTGAACGTACTAGAGTTCTCATCGGCACCCTTCCTAGTTAGTTTAAAATGGAAATTCTTCTGGTATTAGTTGACTGGCTTGCATTGGTCCGCGCCCTGAGGCATCGGACAGACCCACATTGCGTAAGGATTTCCCGTCTTGCTGGAGATTCCCGACTTGTACTTTCGTGGGCCGTGTTGACATGTCGGTCCACCCTGTACTGGAGCCGCTGCCGAAGCGGACGGAGCCTGAGCCTGGGGCGGAACTGAGTAAGGCGGAGGCGTTGTGCTTGTAGTGGAATCGGTAATCGACAGGGGGGCTAGGGTACCTGCTGACGCTAGCATCCGCTGTGTTGCATGGATTTGAGTAGAGTAATCGCCAATGCCTTCTAAGAGAACACTCAGTTCATCCGCGCTATTGGCACGAATGTTGATTAGGTCTCCAGTAGGCAACTTGTAGTTGACTTG